AAGAATCATTCAGCTCCCAGGTCGAGCAGCCACGAAACATGGGCTGTGGAGGTAAAGTGACTGGACGGGCCCGCGGTGGGGCCCCGAGTGGAGAGACGACCTCGTCCACAAACAATAAGCCGGCTGCTGCGTCCTTTGAGAGAGGCGCACCAGTAAAGCTATCTCAGACTTTGTCACCTGAAGGTGTCAGAGTGGCGGTGCCAGGGCCTGGCACCAAGAAGCTGGCGAAGGGAGCAGTGATGCGTCTCCGCCGGAAGCGAGCAGCAGCTAGACTCCGGATGGGGTGTAGGCTGTGTGGCGCGATCCCAGGGCATGCTCTGAGTGCGTGCCCTGAGAGGGGCAAGTGCTTTGTGTGCAAGCTCCAGGGCCATATCGCGAAGGACTGCCCCAATAAGGTGGTGGTCAAAGCCGTACAGACTGTGGACAAGAGAGTTTGCAGCAGGGGTAAAGTCCCCCCTAAACCGAAAGGCTCAATTCCAGGCTCCAAGAGAGTACAAGTTGAGAAAGGACGAAAGACGCCCAGGAAGGGCGCCGGGGCTGGTCGCCGTAAACAAAAACTGGGACCAGTTTCGTTGGTTGTGGCAGGCCCTGTCAAGGCCGTAACGCCACTGCCTGCATGTAACACATGCCCCCCTCCCAAGAGTTCCGTGTCCAAGGTTATGGACGCGGCGCTTGAGAGGATGCTGGATGAGGCCGCGGAGCAATTCGGGACCCAATCCAAGGAGGAAGGCAGCGCTGGCAGCAAGAAAGCAGTCAAGCGTGAGCGAAGGGCCGTTGATACGGCGTCCCGCTTAATGCAGATTCCTGGGCTTTTGAGGGAGGTAAAACCCCCTCCCGAGTTAGTGTCGTACCTGGCGGTCGAAGCGCTGGGACGCCCGAAAGGGGACTTGAGCACCCTACTATATCTTACCAAGAAGGCTAAGGCATGGTATGAGGAGCGCAAGCTCGACTACAAGCCCGAGACAGCTGAGTTGTTGGCCCGCGCAGTGGGCACAGCACTCGGCGATGCTACGCCGGACAAGGCCTTACAGTCTTATCTGTCTAAACCTGAGATCCTTAAGGGTATCAGGGCCTCTAGCAGTCTCATGACGGAAGGCGCTTTAGAGAAGCGCTTTTCTTTCTTCAAGCGTGGGTATGCCCCCGCCATTTCCGACTTAATTTGGCTATGGCGACAAGGCAGGCTCAACAAGTCTTGAGGGACGCCAGTCAGTCATCTACCGTTTATCAATTCTACCTGCCGCACCCTTGGTAGGGTTGATGATCCGAAGAGCCTGCTCCCACAAAGAGCAGGGGCGGTAGTGACTCGGTTGCCGGACTGGACAGAGTGCGACCATAGGAGGAAACTCTATCAACTTCCAATTAGGAGTGTCATTGATCCTAACATAACGATGACTGCGCCAGGCGTGGATTCGCCGTGCGCCCATAATGAATATCGGGCGCTAAGGAATAGAGTGTTGTTTGACACGGGGCGATCAGTGGACCCAGAAGGAGTCTCTGAGCTTCGTGCGTTCTTGGCTTCAAAGGCCGATCAGATGAGGAAGAGAATCACCAGTCGGTCAAACGATGGGGATGTCGACACCTCTGAAATCCACCCTTGGGCTTCGAATAAGGTCATTACGTATTATGGCCCGACAACAAATAAGGGGAAGGTGTATGCGCAAGCGTACACCGAGTTAGGATCCAGGTCCGTCCTTCAGAGCGATGCTACTCTTAGCATGTTCGTGAAGGCCGAGAAGCTAGCCACGGATGAGTTTGGTGAGTTACCTAAAACAGGAGACCCTAGGGCTATCCAGTTTAGGAAACCCATCTACAATGCCGTGCTTGCAAAGTATACCCTCGCGTTAGAAAGGATATTTTACAAGTGCACACCCGGCATGACTAAGGGAATGAATTCTAGTCAGAAGGGACAAGTGTATCTAGGCTTCATTCAAGAGTTTTCACACCCAGCCTTCTTCGAGCTCGATTGCTCGAGGTTTGATGCCCACGTTGGCCCAGACCTTTTGAAGGCTGAACACTGGTTTTATAAGTGTATTTTTAAGGACCGCCGTTTATCGGCGCTACTCAAGATGCAGCTGAAAAACAAGGCCTTTTCCCGTTCGGGCCTCAAGTATAGACTTGAGGGCGGCAGGATGAGTGGTGACATGAATACAGCTCTTGGAAATAACGTGCTCCAGATGGGCATGATACATACCTGGATGCGGTACTGCGGCGTCGTGAAATTTAGAGTATTGATCGACGGCGATGACTGTGTACTAATTGTGGAGCAAGATAGCGCCCAATTGGTAGATGGCACTGTGTATGAGAGGCTCTTTGGGATGAAGGCGAAACTTTTCCGGAGGAGTCACGAATGCGCAGTTGAGTACTGCAAAGGATCTTTCATATATGACACTGCTTCTACTATGAAGTTTTGTCGAGATCCCTTAAGGGCTCTGACCTATGACACGTATACCACGAAGGTTATACCTGACAAGGTCTTGAGAGATCACCTATACACACTAGGACGCTGTATGGTTGCGTCCTATGATGGTGTCCCCGTACTGTGGAAACTAGCCAATAGTGTTGCTGCAATGTATCCGAAAGGAGAGATGCGCGACGTCTATCTAATTGAGGGCCTCGATCGGTCGCAATTGGAGGTGAATTGGCTACAACCATGGGCAAAACCACCCTCCACAGAAGCAAGAGTGAGTCTCGAGTATAGAGGACTCACTGTGGCAGAACAAGGCGTATTGGAAGGCCTTATTTAATTTGCTTCACCAATAGGACACAATACCGCAAGGGGGCTTGTCCATAAAATCCAACCGAGTTTATCTTGGC